CCACCTATTACTGTGACGCTTGTTGGAGTAGCACAGGTTGGCGGGTGTTCCTACACGGCGGTGTTTGGTATTATGGGTCGGGTTGCGGTCTGTTTGCGGCTTATTTGTACAACGCTTCGTCTTATTCCCACACGTCCTTTGGCTCTCGCCTGCTTTATATCCCCTCCTGAGGGGGTGTGGGGGATTTCCTCCCCCACATAGGTGGGTGAACACGTCATATTAAAATTGAAAACACATTAAGGCGAACAGTAAAAGCGGGTGTTCCAACACGGCGGTAATTGGAATAATGGGTCGAAATGCGGTCTGTTTACGGCTAATTTGAACAACACTTCGTCTAATTCCAACACGAACATTGGCTCTCGCCTACTTTTGTTAAAAGGTAATATTCATTGGTCGCTGTTTCGCCGTACCCATTGGTAAAAAATAGTTTGGAGGGATAGGGTTAGTAGGTTCACTCTCGAAAGCCCTATGAGAAACAAAAGCAAATGAAACGCTACGGCTTTTTATACGAACAGATAGTTTCAGTCGATAACTGTAGGCTGGCTATCATAAACGCTTCCCACAAAAAGAAAAACCGAAAAATGGTGAAGAAGGTCTTCGACAATTTGGAGTATTACGCAAACGACCTGTCGGAACGCCTGATTCACATGGATTTCCTCTCCCCGTACAAGACCCGTATCATCAAGGACGGGCTATCCGGGAAAGAGAGGGAACTGCAAGTCCCGGCGTTCTATCCCGACCAGTGCGCTCACCACGCTATCATGCAGATTCTCAAGCCGATTATTGAGAAATCCTCCTACCATTGGAGCTGTGCCAATATCCCCAACCGGGGCATTGACCTTGCTTGCAAGGGTGTGGAGCGAGCCACGATACGGGACAGGAAACACGCCAAATACTGCGTGAAAATGGACATAAGCAAGTTCTACCCGTCCATTCCACACGGTAATCTGAAAGCCCGTCTGCGGGAGAAAATCAAGGACGAAAAGGCATTGCAGATCATCTTTAGGGTGATTGATTCCCATAGTCCGGGGCTTCCCATCGGGAATTATACTTCCCCTTGGCTTGCAGAGCTATACCTGCAACCGCTGGATTATCTTATCAAGCAGAAGCACAGAATACGGCACTATGTCCGCTATGCTGACGATCTGGTTTTGATAGACAACAATAAGCGGAAACTGCGGAAAGCTCTCTATGACATCTTTGCGTTTGTGGAAAGCCTTGGCATGAAAGTGAAGCACGATTATCAATTATTTCGTATTCAGCGTTATTCCAAAGAGAAGAAAGACCGCAAGGGACGGAAGATTGATTTTGTGGGAAGGTGCTTCGGTATAGGTTTTACCACTATCCGCAAGCGCAGGGCGTTGGCACTTATGCGGCAGAGCAGGTTTATTCAGAAGCTACAGCGGGAAAAACGCCCTGTTTCATACCGAATGGCTTCCGGGTTTTTGTCCCGGTGCGCCTGTTTTAAGCACACTGATTCCTATGCCATGCGGAAAAAGTATTATGAAACCGTCAACATCAAACAGTTAAAGGAGGTTGTCAGCAATGAGAGTAAGAGGAAATGTCTCGCCCGAATCGCTTAGTATTGAGCCGTTCGCACCCATGCCGGGGTATGTGGAGGTTCGTCTGAGGGAGAGCATCAAGGACATTACGGCGGTTGATGAAATGACCGATCAGGAAGTCCCCATGTTCGAGTATGACGAGTACACCTTCCATCTGGCAAATAAGGAGGGTCTGCGGGAGGAAATCGAGGGTAATATGAGCGACTGGCTTATCACAGGCAGAACCCTTGAAATCAATGAGGGTGCAAGCATTGTGCAGGATATGAAGGAAGCTCTGGAAATTGTGGGGGTGAGTTTATGAACTTGATTGAACAGGCACAGGCTATCCGGGAAGCTATGGATTACGCAGGGGCAAGTCTGGACGAGGACACCGCACTGATTTGCGTTGCGCTCTACCGTCCTTGGGCGGTTGGCGTTTCTTACAAGGTAAATGATTATTTTACCTACGGTGTGAACGGTGTGGGAGACCCCCAACTCTACCGGGTAGTACAGGCGCACACTTCTCAGGCAGACTGGACTCCTGACAGCGTACCCGCTCTGTACACCCCGATTGGTCTCACCGAGGAAGGCTACCCCGTCTGGTCTCAGCCTACGGGTGAACATGACGCTTACAACACCGGGGACATTGTTCAGTACAACGGCAAGCTGTACAAATCGCTGATTGACGGGAATGTGTGGTCTCCCGATACCTACCCGCAGGGGTGGGAGGTATATACCCCTGACGAGTAATCAAATTTTGTTGAAGGAGAACCCCGATGGACGAGTTTTTGAAGGTTTTTGGCGATATTACGATTTCCACCGTTGCGATTATCATTGTCGCTCTGGTATTCCTTTGGAAGATATACAATATCGTCAAAAGCCACCTGATTGAGAAGTATAAGCAGGAAGAAGAAAAAGAAAAGAAGGTGCAGAAAGTCATTGAACAAGCAACCCATTATCCAGAATGGCACCAGCAGAGCATTGATATTCAAAAAGCAGTTTTCTGACGCTATCGCCGCTATTGAAACTTCCCAACGCAATAATCTGGAAAGTTTGAACCGGCTGGCAAAGATGATCGCCGAAAATGAAGCTACCACCTGCCGGTACAGGATTTTACGCTTCAATGATGAAATTTTGCACGATCAAAAACATACAAAAGAGCATTTCGACCAGATTCTTGACGATGTGACCCGGTACGAAAAGTTCTGCGCCGAACACCCTGAGTACGAGAACAACAAAGCTGTCATGGCTATCGAGAACATCAAGAGGGTCTATCAGAAATGCTCCAATGATAACACATTCTTATAAGGAGGAATGACGAAATGGCATACACAAACAGTTCTTTGGTGAAGTACACCAGTCTCAGCCCGAACCATTCCGGGCAGAGAACACACAGTATCGACAGAATCACCCCGCACTGTGTTGTGGGACAGCTTACCGCAGAGGGTATCTGCGCCTGTTTCCCAAAAGGGCGGGAAGCAAGCTGTAACTACGGTATCGGCAAGGACGGGAAGGTCGCTCTCTGTGTGGAGGAAAAGAACCGCTCTTGGTGTTCGTCCTCTCCTGAGAACGACCAGAGGGCAGTTACCATTGAGTGCGCTTCCGACAGCACCGCTCCGTATGCGTTCAACACCGCTGTCTACAATGCCTTGATTGAACTGTGTGTGGATATCTGCAAGCGTAACGGCAAGAACAAGCTCCTGTGGCTGGGCGATAAGACCAAGACACTGAACTACGCTCCGAAGTCCGGGGAAATGGTACTTACTGTCCACCGCTGGTTTGCCAACAAGTCCTGCCCCGGCGATTGGATGTACTCTCGCATGGGAGACCTCGCTACGACCGTCACAAAGCGTCTGAGCGGCGTTTCTGGCGGGGGTAGTACAACTACTACCCCCACGGGAAAAACGCTCTACAGAGTGCGTAAGAGCTGGTATGACGCAAAGAGTCAGATTGGTGCTTTCTCTGTTTTGGCAAACGCCAAGTCTCTGGTGGACAAGAACCCAAGCTACAAGGTCTTTGACGAGAGCGGCAAGGTAGTGTACGAGAAAGGTAGCACCTCCACTGCGTTCAAGCCTTATACAGTGCGTGTGACCGCTACAGACCTGTATATCCGCAAGGGAGCTGGCACGAACTACAGCGCAAACGGTTTTATTAGGCCGGGTGTCTATACCATCGTGGCAGAGTCGAGCGGTCAGGGGGCTACCAAGTGGGGCAAGCTGAAATCCGGGGCTGGCTGGATTTCCCTTGACTACGCCAAGAAGCTCTAATGGCACGGCGTAGACGGAAGAAGCAGAAACCCGCTTCGGAGTTCTCCAAGAAAATTGTGGTGGCAGTGTTCGCTATCAACATCATTGTGATTGCGTTCGCTCTCATTATGATGTGGCGCACCTGCGACCTCTCTCCGATGGCATACCTCATTCCAGCAGTTGCCGCAGAGACCGCAACGGGGACAGGCTTCTACTACTCCAAGGCCAAGGTTGAGAACCGTATAAAGCTGATGAAGCATTACAACATCGAACCGTCCGAACAATCTTTCAACGAACAAGGAGGATATTACAATGGTTGATCTTACCCCTATCATCACCGCAGTGCTGACGCTGATTATCTCCCTGATTTCCGCTTTTCTGATTCCCTATATCAAGGCGAAGACCACTGACGAGCAGTTCAACACTATCAAACTGTGGGTGCAGGTTGCCGTACAAGCCGCTGAAATGCTCTATGTGGGCAGTGGCAGAGGTGAGGAAAAGAAGAAATATGTGGTGGATTTCCTCAACAGCAAGGGCTTCACGCTGAACACTGAGGAGATTGACAACCTCATTGAGTCCGCTGTCTTAGAGCTGAAACAGTCGCAGATGAAGTAGTTAAAGTAGTTCAAAATCGGTTTTTGCGTAAACTTTTGCTATATACGCGCGTACTATGAAAAGTTATACGCAAAAACCAAAGAACCACTACTTCAACTACTTCTATAAGAACAAGAAGAATAACTTTATACAGAAAGAGGAGGTAGGCAATTTAGCCTACCTCCTCTATATCCATAACAAATCCGAAACAGTGTTTTACGAAAAACAAGGTGTTCGGATTTGCACTGTTTGGTGGAGCGGCACACGCTATATCCGAACACGAAAGCGTGGCTGTGTTTTGCCCCGATATGTTGAAGGTGAAAACGATTCTCCGTCCCTTATCCCCTTCATCGTAAACATAAACCGAGTTTACCAGAGTGTCTATTACCCTGCGCCGATACCCCATATCGTCAATATCGCCACTCTTGAACGAGTAGAGCCAATACATTATGCGCTCTTTCGTTAAGAGTGGTTTTTTCATTTCCTCGCTGGCAATTCTTCCCTCTATCTCGTTCTTCTCAAGTTCCAGCTCGTCCAGTCTCTCCTTGGTGGAGGAGGTGATAATACCCTGTTCAATGGCAGTCATGAGATTTTTAATTTTCTTCTTAGTCTCTTTCAATTCCTCCCGGAGACCGTCAATATAGGCGGTGTCGGCAGATTCCTTCTCGATGATTTCCATAGCTCTTGCAGAAATACGCTCTATGTTTTCATCGGTCAGTACATTTCGGACGGTGAAGCGCACTACCAGTTCTTCTATCCAGTCTTTCTTCTCGACCGCCTTATTACACTTGCGCTTCCGTTTGCGGTCTATGCACTTGTAGTAGTGGTGGACTTTCCCTGATTTTGAAGTCCCGCTCTCTCCGACCATAGGTGAACCGCAGTGACCGCAAAATAGCTTCGTGGTGAGGAGGTAGTCTTCCTTAGCTTTGTTCCTTGCACGAGCTGAAAAATTGTGTTTGAGGGTGGCTTGAACTTTATCGAACAGTTCTCGGCTTATGATTGGTGGCACACCGCCCTCAACCACAACATCTGCAAAGCGATATATGCCTATGTACCTGTCGTTCTTCAACATGGTGCGTAGGCTATTTTTATTGAACGCATTTCCTCTTGAGGTCTTATACCCACGCCTGTTGCACTCGTTGATGATCTGAGTTGCTGACATACCATCAGCGTACATCTGGAAAATCTCTTGAACTATCTTCGCTCCAACTGGGTCAACTTTATATTTTCTATCTTCCCCTACAATGTAACCCAATGGCATACCAGCTCCACCGTTGGCAAGACATTGTAGGGCATTTTCTTTCATACCACGCTTGATGTTGCGGGATAGATTCTCCGAGTAGTATTCAGCATATCCCTCCAACACGGATTCAAGAATAATACCTTCCGGGGTGTCTGGCATGGGCTGTTTGGCATAGTAGACTCGTACACCGTTCTTTTTCAGCTTCGCCTTGTAAATAGCTGAGTCGTATCTGTTTCGAGCGAAACGGTCAAGAGTGTACATAATTACCGCTTCAAACTGCCCCTTCTCGCTGTCTTTTATGAGCCGCTGAAAATGCGGACGATTATCTGTTTTTCCTGAGATTGCCCTATCGCAATACTCGCCGATGATTGTCATTCCATTTTTCAGTGCGAACTCGTGACACTCACGAAGCTGTCCCTCAATGGACTCCTCACGCTGACTATGGCTTGAATATCTGGCGTAAATTACCGCTTTCGTAGTATCACCTCCAACGTCTTTTTACGCCTGAGCAATTTTATGGGGACAATCTTCGCCGTGAGCAGGAATTTCTTTATCCCCCTCTAATTCTTCCCGGTTTTCAAATTCGTAAGCCATCGACATGAACTCATGCTTGGCTCGTCTGGAAAGTGACCGATAGATTCTGAGCAGGTCTTCTTCGTCCTCGTTCTGTGGGGTGTCCTTCGGAGCGAGGTCTTCTTCGTCCATGAAGAAATCAATGACAGAGCAATGTAGGATTTTCGCCATAGCCACCATTTCGTCTTCTTTCGGCAGAGACCCCTTGTTGATTGCACTGGTGAATGAAGACGAGCCTTTGACTTCTTTCACGACTGCGGTGAGATTTGTCCCACGCTCAAGGCAAATTCGGTTGATGTTTTCTTTGAAAGCCATGATAATTCTCCTTCCGCAAATTTTAATTCGTTTTATTTGAATTTACCTATTGACAATTCGCCAAAGAAGAACTATAATAAGACCAAGAAGTTCGGGGAAGACGAATCGACAATAAGAAGCCGACCCCCTTGAAAGTACCAGTTTCGAGGAGGTTTAAGGATTGATTACTCCTATAAGAATAATAACATCAATTCGGCTAACTGTCAAGGCGATTCTCGTTTTCTGAATTACGAGAGGAGGTAAAAGAATGAGTCATATTCAAGAGCGAATGAAGCGGCTCGGTATCAAGCAGGTGGATTTGATTCTTGAACTGCGTAAGCGAGGTATCACAGTTCAGCCGCCCGAAATGTCGAGCATTGTTCGAGGGGTCTACACCTACCCCAAGGCTAAGGTGGTTCTTGATGAATGTGACAAAATCCTCACTGAATACGAGTCTCACTGACTCGCAAGTATCAGACCTCGCACGACCTTTGATGGGTCTCTTAGAAAAGTTCTACGCAGACCCGAAAAATGAGGAGGATTTTCAAAAATGGCTACGCAATGTAGAGAAAGCAAAAAGAGACCCAAGTACAACCTGAAAAAGCTCGGTGTCTTCCTTGCCGTGCTGGTGCTGGCAGGAGGAGCGGCAGGTTATCTGGTTGGAGTTCTCACCACACCGCACAAGACGGTGACTGTCACAAAGACCATCGAAGTCCCGGTTCACGAGACGGACGGTTTACCGCAGGAGACCGATGTGTTCCTGTTCGATGTTCCCCTGTCAGACTCTTTACAGAGGTACATCTATGAAATCTGCGCAGACGAAGGTGTCCCGGTGACACTGGCTCTCGCCATGATTGAGCATGAGAGTGGCTTCAACCCGGAAGTGGTAAGCTCCACCAACGATTACGGTCTCATGCAAATCAATGCCGTAAACCACGAGTGGCTTGAGGAGAAGTACAGGGTCGCAAATTTCCTCGACCCGTATCAGAACACATTTTGCGGTATCACCATCATCGGTAGTTACATCGAAAAGTACGGAGATTACGGCAAAGCTCTGATGGCGTACAACATGGGGGATTATGGAGCAAAAAAGGCGTGGGAGAACGGGGTGGAAAGCACTCCATATTCCACCAAGATTCTCGATCTCATGGGTAAATACGAGGAGGTGTTACGCAATGTCGACCACGATGGAGCTTAAAAGCGGTAAGGTCGAAACACTATTCTCAGAGCGTGATTTCGCCTACCTCATTGAAAACTACATGGGGTATGAAGCGGCTGATTACTTCCGCACACTTATGAAGGAGCTTGAGTGGTATAGGGAGGTGTACGATGATTACCCCGAATAGAAAACTCGGAAACAATTTTGAGTCCACTTTCTGCGAAATCCTTTTTCAGCAGGGATTCTGGTGCCACAATCTCGCTCAGAACCAGGCAGGGCAACCCGCAGATGTGATCGCTGTCAGAAATGGTAAATCCTATCTGATTGACTGCAAGGTGTGTTCAAGAGGGAGATTCCCTTTTTCCAGAATTGAGGACAATCAGCATTGTGCAATGAGTGCGTGGCAGGAAAGCGGGAACGGAAAAGGCTGGTTTGCTCTCTTATGCTCAGGCCACATTTTCATGCTGGATTATGAAACGCTGGCACGGCTGGCAAAGACGCAATCGAGTATCAGCTATTCCGAAATGTGTTTTTATGGGTGCGCACTGGAAGCATGGGTGGTGTTCGCATGATAGTCACAGTTTCCAACACACTCACCATCGAGAACCCGACAGCAGAAATGCAGATGTGGTGTAAAAAGCACCTGACGCTCTCGAACCCTGATTACCAGAAAAAACTTCGCATGAACCTTTGGGTAGGCAATACCCCCAAAACACTGAGCCTGTATGAGCAGAGAGGAAACGCTCTTGTGCTTCCGTTCGGGACGCTGAGGACACTGCCCGATTCCGTGAAAAAGAACGCTGTGTTTATAGGCGATTTTCGAGCCGCTGAGGAGGTTTCTTACGGAGGGGTGGATATTCCCCTCTATGACTACCAAAAGACCGCTGTGGACGCTGTGGCGGCTGGGCAGTACGGTATTCTGCAAAGCCCAGCAGGTAGCGGTAAAACGCAGATGGGAATTGCCCTTGTGAAGCGGTTCGGGAAGAAAGCCCTCTGGCTCACTCATACGCTGGACTTGCTCAGGCAGAGCAAAGAACGAGCGGAACTGTACATGGACAAGCGGGTTATCGGAACCATTACCGAGGGCAAGGTCAACATCGGAAGCGGTATCACCTTTGCCACCATCCAGACCATGTGCAAGCTCGATTTGGCTCAGTACAAAGACCTGTGGGACACCATCATCGTGGACGAGTGCCACCGCTGTTCCGGGACACCAACCGCCATGACGCAGTTCTACAAGGTGCTAAACAGTTTGTCCGCTCGACATAAAATCGGTCTCTCGGCAACGGTACATCGGTCTGACGGCATGATTGAAGCCACCTATGCCCTTCTCGGTCATGTTATCTACACCGTTCCTGATGAAGCGGTTGGTGACAAAATCATGAAGGTTGGTATCCTCCCTGTCGGAACAGGGGTGGAAATCAGCCGGGAGTGTCTGAACACTGACGGGACGCTGAACTACTCGAAATTGATTACCTACCTCACCGAAAATCTTTGCCGGGAGGAAGTAATCGTAAATACCATCAAGCTGAACGAGGGTAAGAGCTGTTTGATATTGTCTGACAGGCTCGGTCACTTGGAACACCTCATGCACTGGCTACCGGCGCACATGAGACGGGACGCTGTGATGGTGAGCGGCAAAATGACAACGAAAAAAGGCAAGGCAGAACGAGAGAAAGCCATTGAGGATATGCGGTCGGGCAAGAAGAAATACCTTTTCGCAACCTACTCTCTGGCAAAAGAAGGGCTGGATATACCTCGTTTGGAACGGCTGTTCCTAACGACCCCTCAGAAAGATTACGCTGTGGTGACACAGAGCATTGGCAGAATCGCTCGTGTTTTTGAGGGAAAGGCAGAACCTATCGCCTATGACTTTGTAGACAATATCTCGTACCTTGTGAAGTCCTATAAAAAGCGTTGCACAACCTATCGTAAGAACGGTTGCTATTTTGTGGAGGAGGTGACTTAGTGAGACTGATTGTTTATGATGTGGAGGTTTTCTGCGAAGACTGGCTGGTAGTTCTAAAGGACATGGATACGGGCAAATACACCGTTGTCCACAACGATAATGAGGAACTGAAACAGTGCATTGCAGAGGAGAACATTTATGTAGGTTTCAACTCGAAGCACTACGACCAATTCATCATCAAGGCGATCTGCTGTGGATTTACCCCGCAGGAGGTGAAACAGGTCAACGATTACCTTATCGGCGGTGGTCAGGGGTGGGAATACCCTCCGCTGAGGGATTTCTTCTTCCGCTTCAACAATGTGGACATCAAAGACGATATGCAGATTGGCTTGTCCCTTAAAGCTATCGAAGGACACTTGGGGTTGTCCGTTGAGGAGTCCACTGTCCCCTTCGACATTGACAGAGCATTGACCGAGGACGAGCTGAAAGAAACCGCCAAGTACTGTATGCACGATGTTGACACGACAGAACGACTGGTGGAGCTTCGGAAGGACTACCTCAAAAACAAAGTCCATATTGGCAAGTTGGCAGGGCTGGAAGATGTAAAGGCAATGGGAATGACAAACGCCAAGCTGACCGCCGCTCTGCTGAAAGCAACAAAGCAACCCCACGATGATGAACGCAAATATGTGTACCCTTCGCACCTCAAGCGAGAGTACATTCCGCAGGAGATTTTCGATTTCTTCAACAAGATGTACGACCCGTCAATTTCGGACTCGGAGCTGTTCAGCGAGAAGCAAACCTTCTCCATTGGCGAGTGTCCCGGTGTCGTAGGGTATGGCGGTATTCATGCCGCAATCCCAAACTATTTCTTTGAGGAGACCGATGAACGGGTTATCCGAAATAAAGATGTGGCGAGTTATTACCCTCACCTCATGACGCTGTGTGGGTACACCTCCCGCAACATTCCCTCGGCGCAGGTCTTTGAGGAAGTGCTGGAAACCCGTATGAAAGCCAAAGCAAGCGGCGATAAGGCTACCGCAAACGCTCTCAAGCTGGTTGTGAACACAACCTACGGCGCACTGCTCAACAAGTACAATGACCTGTTTGACCCTCTCATGGGACGCTCCGTGTGTATCACAGGGCAGTTATTCCTCCTTGAGCTGGCAGAACATCTGTACGCTGACATTCCGGGGCTGAAAATAGTCCAGCTCAACACGGACGGTATCATGGTCGAGTGTAACCGGGCTGACCTTGGGAGACTGGACGAAATCTGTGACGAGTGGCAGAAGCGCACCGGCTTTGAACTGGAAGAAGATTCCGTTAAAAAGATTGCGCAGAAAGATGTGAACAATTACATCGAAGTGCAACCGAGCGGTGAGGTCAAGGAAAAAGGCGGTTATCTCGTCAAGGGCATTTCCAGCGTGGGAGCTTGGAAAATCAACAATTCCTGCTGTATCGTTGCGACCGCTCTCCGAGAGTACTTCGTTCACGGTACACCTGTGGAAGACACGATCAACGATTGTGACGATATTTTCCAGTTCCAGATTATCGCAAAAGCTGGTGTGAAATATCGTGAAGCATATCACCTTGTCGATGGTGAGCAAGTCCCGGTACAGCGAGTGAACCGGGTATACGCTACGGCAGACGAGCGGTACGGGAAACTGTTCAAGGTTAAGGCAGAGAATGACTCCACCGCCAAAATCGAAATGCTCCCGGAGCATTGTATCATCGACAACGATAATCACTTAACTATTGCCGAGGTGGACAAGCAGTTCTACATCGACATGGCAAAAAAGAGAGTCAATGACTTTTTGGGCATTAAACCCGAAAAGAAAAAATCAACGAGGAGGACAAAAACAATGGCAACGACCACCAAGACAGAGAATGTCTATCAGAAGCTCATTAAGGCAAGGGAGCAGTTTCTCAACGCCGATGTCCAAAAGACTGGCAAGAATATGCACCTGTCGTTCAAGTACTTCGAGCTGGACGATATTGTTCCTACCGCAATTCGCATTTTCGCAACAGTGGGACTTGTGCCGGTTGTGAATTTCACCACCGATACTGCCACCATGACGATTGTGAACACCGATAACCCGGAGGACACCGTGGCATTTGTGGCTCCGTTTAACCAGATCGCTCCTATTGTGAGCAATACAGGGAAACAGGCCACCAACGAAATGCAAGCCCTTGGTTCGTCTATCACATATATGCGCCGCTACCTTTACATGATGGCACTGGACATCTGCGAAAGCGATTCTATTGATGCAAACGCTGGAAAGCCTGTGTCTGCTCCTGCGGAAGTAGCACCTAAAGCACCCGCTACTCCTCAACAGCGGCAGGAAGTTAAGGAGGAACTGACTGCCCCGGCTGATAATGCTACCACTTTGCAGATTAAGGGTCTCAAGAGCGTTCTCAAGAAGCTCAAAGACGCTGACCCCACCAAGGAGGAAATGATCGCTCAGATTGCGGTGCAGACGAAGGGATTTACCGAGATCAGCAAGTCTGACTGCGAAACCCTTATCACCCGAATCACCGCCATGCTGGAAGGGAGTGCTGAGTAATGAAGTGGCTTGACTCCAATCAGATTCAGATTACTCCTCCCAAGCGTACCAAAAAAGTGACCGGCACCCGGTTCGCTACCATTCTCGGTCTGAATCCTTGGTCTACCCCGTTTGAAATGTGGTGTGCCATTACCAAGACCTACGAAAAGCCTTTTGAAGATACGATTTACACTGTTGCTGGTAAGACCATTGAGCCGAAACAGGCTGAATATATGAAGAAGTCCTACGGCATGGATTTGATTACCCCTACCGACCGATACGGCGCAGATTACTTCAACAAAACTTGGGGCGATTTTTTTCCCGAAAATCCGTACTTCGGAGGTATGTGGGACTACCTTGGGGTGAACGAGGACGGTGAGATAGATACCGTTCTCGAAATGAAGACCACCAAGCGTATCGAGGATTGGCAGAATGATGCTCCCGAATATTACGCTTTACAGGCGGCTCTCTACGCCTACCTGCTTGGGGTGGACAATGTTATCATGGTCGCTTCTTTTCTTGACGAGAAGGATTACGCCGACCCTTCCAGATATGTTCCCAACATCAAAAACACCATCACGATAGAGTTCAAGGTCTCTGAGCGTTACCCGGATTTTGAGCGCATGATCGCTGAGGTGAAGTCTTGGTGGGGAGAGTATGTGGCTGGCGGTATCTCCCCTGTTTATGACGAGAAGAAGGACGCTGAGATTCTGGCGGCTTTGCGTACACACAATCTCACCCCCGACACTGACATAGACTCCCTTATCAAAGAAGCGGAAGGTCTTAAAACAGAGGTGGACAAGACTACCGCCGCTATTGCCGATAAAGAAAAGCGGTTGAAAGAGATCAATGACATCATCAAAGAACACGCTATGAAGCAGTTCCGTCCCGGCGATAAGAAGGTTGAAGTCAAGGGTGCGACCTACACATGGGCTATCTCTCGTTCCGAGACCACCTCTATTGACAAAAAGGCACTGGAAGCTGACGGTCTGCTTGAGAAGTATCAGAAGAAATCTGAGCAGTACCGTATGACTGTGAAATAAGGAGGATTTAAAAATGATAAAAGCAAAAATTAACATTGTCACCATGCAAGAGCAAGATATTCCAATTTGTCCTTATTGTGGCACAATTCCAATCGTTGAAGTAATAGTCAAAAAGTCTCCTATGGAAAGTGACAGCGTTTCTTTACAAGAAGTAAGTTGCCCCTGTTGTGGACTCTGTGCTTCACGACAGGTATGGGAAGATGTTTGCCAAACAATAGACGCACCTATTTCAAAAAATTGAGGAGGATTTACCATGAAATTCCAGAAATTTGTAAAAGCTCTTGGCTCTGACGGTATCGTTTACAACCGCAAAAATGGTGAACGCTGGCTTGCTTCTGACCGAGTGTTTATGAAAATCCCGGAAGACATTCACAGTGTCACCTGTGCTGATATTACAGATATGGCCGATTTTGCGGAGAACATTATCAACTACGACCGCTTCACCGGCCCTTGCGAACTCCATGCGGCTGTTATGCCCTACGCTGATGGTGTTATCAAAGACTGCGTTCGTATTTATGCTACCGAGGGAGAACAGAACAAGGTTGCCATTGACAACAGCTCTTATGCTCTTATTGAGCGAAAAGACATTGTAGAAATGTTTGTCAAATACAACGCTGAGGAAGAAATCAGTGAGGGCAAAGCTCTGGTAATTAAGCGTCCTGCAAATTTGTCCTCTGACGAAGAAGTAATTGGCCTGATTTTCCCGACAGATTACGAGAAATAAGGAGGATACCATGTATATTGACCCGTTCGTTGCTGGTGTAATTTCTACTATTTTGGTGGAACTCGTACTGATTGTCGGCTATGCCATGTATGTGAGCACTAAGAAAAAATAAGGAGGACAAAAACAATGGCAAGAATCCCTATGACGAGTGGTTTCACTCTCATTCCAGAAGGAACCTATGTGTTCCGGGTATATGACGCTACCTATGACGAGGAGTTTGGCAAGATTGAAGTAAAGCTGGTAAATGCCGCTGGCATGACTCATACCGAACGCTTTTCAATTAAAGATAAGAATGACGAGCTGAATGAAAAGGCTTTGAACGCTTTCTCTTATTTTGCCAAGACGGTAATGGGTGATTACACCTTGGAGGATATTGACCCATCTGAGCTTATCGACCATTTTGTTTGCGCAGAGGTTGTTCACACCAAGCTCCCCTCCAATAAAGACCCGAACAAGACTGTTACCTTCGCAAATCTCGGCGATAAATCCCCGGCAGATTATTTTGACACCGAGCCTGTAGCTCGTGCTTTAACCCTTGGGAAAGAGAAGAACGCTTCTGCCGCACCGAAAGCCGCCGCACCTGCCCCTGCTCCTACCCCTGCTCCTACCCCTGCGGCGCAACCTGCAAAGGGTCTCGACCTTGACGCTCTGCTTGGCGATCTGTAAGCGTTGAGCGGGTGCGGCGGTGAGTATAAAATGTTGCAAAGACTGTGTAGCACCCAAACGCCATGTCGGTTGTCACGCTACTTGCGCTGAATATTTATCCGAAAAGAAAGCCTATGACGAACTCAAGGAAAAAGAGCGCAAGTGGCGTGAAGCCGAAAATGGTTTATATGTTCAAAGAACCAAGGGTGTCTACAGAGCTTTGCGGAGCAGGAGGAAATGAAATGGAGATCGCAAAAGACGATAAAGGGAAAGCAAAACTTTCTCTTGTTCCCGTTCAGATCATTCGTGATATTGCACTTGTCAGGGAGTATGGCACTGAGAAATACCATGACCCTGATAACTGGAAAAAGGTAGAATTGCAACGATATATAGACGCTTTTTACCGGCACTGGCTCTCTTTCATTGAGGATAACCATTCAAAAGACATGGAGAGTGGTATAGAGCACTACAAACACATGGCCTGTAATATGGCGTTTATCTGTGAACTGATGAAGGAGGAAGACCTATGACTGAATTAGAGCGAGTCCAATTATTTGAAGCCGCTGGTCTTAATAAAATCATTCCAAAAGATTTTAAGGCTTATCTGATTGCGCACGGTTTCTTCCGTTCACCGGCAAGCACAAAGTTTCACGGCGCATACGAAGGTGGCTTATTCGATCATTCATTGATGGTGATGAACACTCTTGTAGACCTATCTGCGAAAAACGGTCTGAAATGGCAGAGAGCCGAAAGCCCTTTCGTTGTGGGTATGTTCCACGACCTGTGCAAAATAGACCAGTACCGTCACCCTATCTCAGGAACGATTTATGATGGGGACAAGGAATGCCCAGTTTGTGACGAACAAGCATGGGAATACAACCCCGACACGACTCTGAAAGGCCATGGGGATAAATCAGTTATTCTTTTATCTCAGCACATGACTATGACCGAGGAGGAATCTCTGTGTATTCTCTTTCACATGGGTGCTTTCACCGAGCAAGACCAATGGAGGAGTTACACTAACGCTGTACACCAATTCCCTAATGTGCTTTGGACACATCACGCAGATATGATCGCTTCTCATGTGGTAGGTGTTTGATATGCCGGTTTTCAAAAGAAACAGGGGTCATATTTTCGGGGTGCAATTCAGTGCTAAGGAACAAAAAGCTATAGACGCTGAAATTCTTCGTCAGTGCGCCGAGTTTGATCGAAAGAACGCCAATGAGATAGACGCACTGGTCTTGTGGGTGCTTCACGAGAAGTTTGGTTTCGGGAAAAAGCGGCTGAGAGCATTTTATGACTACTTCATGACAGGGATAGACGCTCTGGCAAAGTATTACGAGATGGGTGACGAGGACAAGGCGTGGCTTTGCACATACAAACTAAAACAATACGGCATCGATATTGCCGCATGGAATGAGGAGGATAAAAAATGAATTACCGGCTGAAAAACACAAATGGGAAGGTAAACTTCCTGCTTCGTACCGGCAAGGACTTGGTGAAAAACCAGATGGCGATTGCGTCTGCTCAACATATCATTGACAACGGAAAGACGCTCAAATCTGATATTGCCGGTTTTCCTATCAACATCGACAACAAGTGGTATTTTGAAGGTGAGCCATATAAGCGCACGGTTTCCAATAAGACGGAGGATAACGAATGAGAACCTACTATTCCGACTATATCCAACACTGCATGAGGTTTTATGCCAGACACCCCCGTCCCAAATTCCATTCCGACGCAGATAAACAGAACTGGTATGCCTGTGAGAGCGCACTCCGAGGGTTTACCGACAGTGAAAGGGACATTTTACTGTTTGTGTACCGGGAGAGCGATACGATTCCAGACAATGTTTACAGAGCGTCTGTAGACAGGAATATCAAGCAGGACACCGTCTGGAAGCTTATCAATGAGTTGGAGCGGAAAATTGCCAAGAGGAGGAACCTGATTTGACACACTACGAGAACATTCCTGATGAACTGAAAAAGTTAGATCAATGGGTTTGTACTCGCAGTGACAGCAAGGTTCCAATGAAAGCATTTGAGCGGGAAGCCGCTTCCTCCACCAATCCTGAAACATGGTCTTCCTTCGATACGGCTCTCAAAGCTGTATCGGAGGGACGCTATGATTATTGCGGGTTCGTCTTCAACGACAATGGTTATGTGGGGATTGATATAGACGATGGTTACGACCAAGACGGTTTTCTTTCCCCATTGGCGGCAGAAATCATCGGTGTGTGTGAAAGCTATACCGAGAAATCCAAAAGCGGTAGGGGCTTTCATATCCTGCTCAAGGGTACGCTCCCATTCAAAGGTAAGAACAACCTCGCAGGGGTAGAGATTTACAAAGCGGCTCGTTATTTCATCATGACCGGCGATACACTTTTGTACAACACCATTGAAGAAGATCAAGGAGCGATTGATTATGTGGTAGAGAAGTTTTTCCCTGAAACCAGAGAGGACAAAGACGGAGAGCGATATGGCGGTAGAATTTACTCTCCGATATGGACTTGGCCTGAGAACAACCGCATAAAACTCCGTCCCGTCTATCCCCGTATCCCCGATGGCAGTAGAAACATTTGCCTGACCTCACTTGCGGGTATGCTACACAATCAAGGCTACAGCAAACAGCAAATCTATGATGAACTGCTGTACGCCAATATGGTGGCCTGTGACCCTCCCCTTGATCGGAATGAGATCAGGACAATATGCAACAGCGTTACACGCTACAAAAGATAGGATATAACACGAAAAATATTAAAAATATCATTCAATGGATTGACAAACAACCTTTTTCGTGTTATTATCCAATCATAACAGGACAATAAATCGTCTTGCAAAGATTAAGGTGGTATTTGGTATGATTCAGGATTATTGCCGGGGAGACATTTTCTTTATCACGGAGGGTACATACACTGGCTCAGAACAGAACGGCGGCAGACCCGGTGTGATTGTATCGAATGATGTTGGGAACAAGCACTCTCCCAATGTCGAAGTCGTATTTCTCACATCAAAGAAAAAGAAGCCTATGCCTACCCATGTGGAGGTAATGTGCAAAGTCCCTTCGACCGCCCTCTGCGAAAATATCCAGACTGTATCGAAAGAACGGCTCGATGCCTTTATTCGATCTTGCACCACAAGCGAGATGAAGCAGATTGACAACGCTCTGCTGTGTTCTCTCGGTCTTATGGCTCCTGCGGTTGTCGGGGGGGGACTCAAGTTTCTGCGGCTGTTTTGGAAGTAGAGACCGAGAGGAATTTGTACAAAAGACTGTATGAACAACTTTTAGACAGAGTAGTCGTGAATGGAAAATAAGGAGGATTTCAATGTTAGTCACACTTATTCAGGCAACGCCTGACCCCATCAACACTATTGCGAAGATCGCAAGTATCTGCTATGACAGCGACCCCAAGAACCCACTTGGATTGGTAAAACACCTCTACCGCAACGGACATCACAGTGTATTTGAGCACATCTACTTTACCTTCAAAATTGAAGGTATCTCTCGTGCCTGTTCACACCAGCTCGTGCGGCATAGGCACTGTAGCTTTACTCAGCGCAGTCAGCGTTATTGTTCTGAGGACGGGTTTGGGTTTGTCACTCCTCCGAGTATCGAAAATGACGAGGAACTTGACCATTACGAAGATTACATGAGAACATTTGTGGCTCCAAACTATGCGGAGTTGCAGACGATGGGTGTTCCCAATGAGGACGCACGGTACATTCTTCCCAATGCTTGCATGACCTCTTTGTACCTGTCCTGTAACCTGAGAGAGCTTATCCACATGGCGAATGAGCGTCTGTGTATGAGAGCGCAGTGGGAAATCCGGGAGCTGGTTAAATTGATGGTGGCCGCTGTAGACCCCGATCTTCAATTTATGCTTGTTCCTAAGTGCAAGAGTGGTCGTATCATCTGTAATAACCTTTGTGGCACGGAGGGTTAAGCATGGAGATCATTGTTCTCGGTGTTCCTTACACCGTTCTATACAAATCACCCATGGAAGATAAATTTCTGCAAGAATGTGATGGTTACTGCGACAAAAGCTCTCATAAAATCGTAATTAGTACCGAAAACGGAAACCTTGACGATTTTCCCCGGTATCAGAAACAATGTTTGCGCCATGAAATCATTCACGCATTTATGTTTGAGTCTGGTTTAGGAGCAAATTGGGAGCATAAACCTATAGGACAAGAGGAAACAACTGTTGACTGGATAGCCGTCCAGTTTCCGAAGCTCCTAGAAGTTTTTGACAAAGCAGGTGCTTTATGATGGACGAAAACAATAAAATCTGTCCTCTATTCTACATTTGTTCTGAGTGCAACACTCTTGCGTCATGCCTGTGTCGCAAAGAGGATTGTGCATGGTGGGTAGAGGACAAACAAAAATGTGCTATTGCAGTGAGAGGTGAACGCAATCGTGGCAAGTGATAGAGAACTTTTCGAGCTTCGCAACGGCAGGGTCATTATGGACGAAGACCTGTCGGAAAAAATGTACATCATCAAATCCTACCACCCTGAGAAAGCGGACGAGAACAGTTCCGGGTTCGAGTGGTCGGAAATGGGCATGGCAAACCTGTTTGGTATGCTTTACAATCGGGAAGCTCGCTATTGTACTGAGCACAAAAGCTGGTACACCTACTTTGAGGGCGCATGGCGCAAAGACGAGGGCGCAATCCTCGTCTCTGAAAAAATCAAGGACTTTGTACGGCTGATGATTCTTTACTGTGGAGAGATCGTAGACGATGATACCCGCAAAAGCTACACCTCTTTTGTAAACAAGATGGGTGACAGGCGCATGAGAGATAGAATTCTCAAGGACGCAACCGGTGAACTGCGTATCTCTGCTACTGAGTTTGACGCTGACCCATACCTTATAAATTGTCTAAACGGCACCTACTCTCTCAGGGATTTTTCCTTCCGGGAAGCCAAATGGGACGATTTTCTCACCATGCAAACCAATTTCCGTCATACTGTTCGCAGGGACATCAAATGTGAACGGTGGGAACAGTTCATTGACGAAGTTACACAGGGCGATAAGGACAAGGTCGATTTCCTACAACGCTCCCTTGGCTATTCTATTCTCGGCATGAGCAACGAGGAGTGTATGTTCATTCTTCATGGTAAAACGACCCGTAACGGAAAATCCACCTTGCTCAACACCATTGAAACCATGCTTGGTGATTACGCCAAGGTTGTACCTGTTGGTATGATCTGCCGAGGAGACCGTCAGAAGGACGCAGAAGCGGCTTCCCCGACTCTTGCAGGTCTCAAGGGCAAGCGATTTGTCACCATGTCGGAGAGCAACGAATACGGCAAGCTGGACGAGGAGAAGATCAAACAGTTCACAGGCGGTGAGGAAATCTCAGCTCGTGCTTTGTACCAGTCGGCTATCACCTACAAGCCGCAATTTACTCTCTGGCTGTCCTGTAATGACCTCCCGATGGTTACGGACAAGAGCTTGTTCGCTTCCGAGCGTATCAAGGTGATTGAGTTCAACCGGCATTTCTCTCCCGCAGAACAAGACACTCACCTCAAGGACGAGCTGACTTCTCAGGAAGCTATGAGCGGCATTTTCATGTGGCTGGTGCGTGGGTACATCAAGTACAAAGAACATGGGCTTATCATATCGGAGCCTTTAAGGTCTGTTGTAGCGAAATACGAGCGGGATAATGACCTTGTGCTCCAATTCCTCGAAAATCGCTGTGTGCGTGTTCCTGAGGACGAGAACAACCCGTTTGGAGAAAAGAACAAACGCACAACTATCCGGGCGAAAGACCTCTATCAGGCTTTCAAAATGTGGGCGAAATCTGAGGGTGCCTATGTACTCTCGGCAAGAAAGTTCAACTCTGAAATGGAGCGTCACCCGGAATGGTTTGACCGCAAATCAACTTCCAATGGATTTATGATTTATTGGGGTTTGAAACTCAAGGAGATTGTGTAATGGCTCATGTTTTATCTCTGTCCTACGGAAAAGATTCTCTGGCTTGCTTGGAAGCCTGTAAGCTCCTCGGCTATCCCATCGACAGAGTGATTCATGCCGAGGTGTGGGCTACCGACACAATCCCGGCTGATCTTCCTCCCATGGTCGATTTCAAGAAGAAAGCCGACAATATCATTCTGGAACGCTACGGACTCGTAGTGGAGCACATAACGGCAAGCACGAGAGAGAGAGAGAGAGAGACTGTCTTACGAGAGACAGTTCTACACTAAGCGATTCCACAAGAAACTCGGTGCCGAATGTATCTACGGATTCCCCATGGTGCGAGGAGCTTGGTGCAACTCTCGACTCAAAATGCAACCTCTTGACGCATTGCGAAAAACAGACCTACGAAAAGATGTTCTATCACAAGCCAAAGAAAAGAAATCCAGCATACCAAGGTCAAATCAAAGGTTTTCCGAAACTGGTGAGAAGTTGGTGCAAGAAACTGAAAGTGAATCCCATCGGCGAAACGGTTTTTCTAATGGCTCCCTTGCACAAGGAGCTGATACAAATATTGTGCAGTATCTTGGTATAGCGGCAGACGAACCCGAAAGAATTAAACGGCACTCTCGTCCCGGCATTATACTACCTCTGGTAGATATTGGGTGGGACGAAGCGTACTGCCGAAAATGGTGCGAAGAAAATGATCTTTTATCGCCAATCTATACCAATGCGGCGAGAGGTGGTTGTTGGTTTTGTCATAACCAAGGTGTTGACCAGCTCCGCCTTCTCCGTAAACAGTACCCCAAATTGTGGGAAATACTTCTCAGATGGGATTGGGACAGTCCTGTCACTTTCAAACCTGATGGGCGAACTGTTCACGACTACGATTTGAGGTTTTATGCAGAGGACTTGGGACTTGTTCCGACAGACAGAAAGTTCCGTTGGAAAGTGCTCGAAGACCCTGATTTCTATAAGGAGGAACAAACATGAAAGTGATCAAATGCTCAGGTGAAGGACAAGGCTCATGCAAACGGTGTTCTGACAAAGGCAAATGGAACAGAGTTTGGTGTTGCTTCCTTTACAAGATCGAAGGTCTTGAGGGGTGCTACTGTTCCGACTGTGTGAAAGAGATCATTTCAGAACGGGAGGAAAAAGCGCATGAAGAAAACTTATAAGGTGTATGGTCATTGTACGGTGATTTGTTCCATGCACGTTAAAGCATAGAGCGAGGAGGTGCTCAAATGAACGAGCTTTTGGGACTGATCGCCGACATCAATCCGACTGAGATCGCAAGCCATATCGCAGAGGGAAATCTCACTGAATGGTGTGAGAGTTGGCGGCAGGCTGCGACTGTTGCGGCTGAAAACTTGAAATAATCCGAATAAGATTGAAAAACAATCTAAAATGACATTTGTAAAACAGTCTTTATAGGATTGCTACTTGTCTTTTCGTAGAGTTATAGATGAAGTAGTTAAAGTAGTTGAAATCTTGATTTTGCGTAAAAGTCCTCTATAAGGGGGTCTATATAGTAAAAGTTTACGCAAAAACCGATTTTTAACTACTTCAACTACGCAATAAGAATAATAAGAAAGAGGACTCTTTCGGCTCGAAAAGAGGACTCTCAGAGGAGGTAAAACGACTATGGCGGTGAAGAAAAACACCGGTGGAACTAAGAGAAACAACCCGACCGGGATTGGTTTACCTGCAAGCAAAAGTTCACTCATGCTTGAAGATGGTGACAATGCAAAGTTTACCAGTATGAATTTGCATTTTATGAATCTCCCGAAGATTGACCTGCATGACGAAAAAGCTGTACAGGATAGGCTCAATGAGTATTTCGACTTTATGATACAGAACGATATGAAGCCCTCTGTATCTGGTATGGCTATGGCATTGGGACTTGACCGAAGAAGACTGTGGGAGATCAAGACTGGTAATACACAAGGTAGCGGAGCATTGGGAGGGCTGTCCTCGTTGCCGCAAGAGGTAACGGACTTAGTAAAAAAAGCATACCAACTTTTGGAGTGTTTGTGGGAGGACTATATGCTCAACGGCAAGATCAACCCCATGGCGGGTGTCTTCCTTGGTGTCAACAACTATGGCTATCAGGATGTCAAGAAAGTCGATGTTGCTCCTGTTTTACCCACAAACAAGGACAACGACTATGACGCTGACGCAATTCGAGAGCGTTATCTTATCGACTCTAACAACTCCGACCCTGACACTGAAAACGACTAACGACTTTCGACTATCAAACGACTTTCGACTATCGACTATAAAATCGCCGCTTGTGATCGCTGGCTTTTGCCGGGAGAAAAGCGGCGGTTTTTCTGTTGGCGGCTGATCGTCCCCCGGTGGAGGTGGAGTCGGTGGAGCGTGGGCGGTTTTTTCGTTTTCGCCTATATAATGTATAGATTAAAAACAATCCAAAAAAGATAAAAAATTTCCGAAAACCCCTTGACAATTCGCAAAAGCTGAATTATACTATAATCACAACAGGACAATAAACAATCTTAAAAAGATAAACAGGAGGTTTTCAAAATGAAAAAATATGAATTGATACCAACAGACGGACGAAAAAGCTTTTACGGAAAAGCGGTTGTAATTGTGGAGGATAACGGGACGGAAACACTTTACAGCTACAATACACCAATTATTAAAAGGCTTGTTTCCGGGGAAATGGTTAGATTGTGGGACGGGTGGACAGCTACAACAGGCCGACACATTCAAGCGTTTTGTGGACTGAATAAAGCCGCATACATGAGTTTATAAGAGGAGGTAAAAGAAATGTATATTAGTAGAGAAAATGAAAAATTGTATTTGCGTCCGCTTGATTTTAACGTGTGTCGTATTATGACACAATTAGCGGAGATCGTAAAAAACAACGGCGGTAAAGTAAAGCCTATTAAAAATGCCCTTGTTTGCGATAGAGCTTTAGAAAGTTCTGAATTTGTACAAGTAACCCATACAACATATATCCGTTTTATTTACGATGAAACGGCCTTTTATTTTCAAGTTGATCAAAACCCTTTTTTCCCGTTCTATTACACTAAAACGCCCGTTAAAAATGGGAAATTTTCAAAAGACGCTTGTCTTGATGAATTTACAAAAAAGTGGTTATTTGATTGTCTTTGGAAGTCAGAAGTACCAGACGCAATTATTAAACAGGTCGCACAAATTATTTTTGAAGAGCTTATAAAAGCACGATTTTCTATAATCCGTCGAGATAGTCACCGGGAAAAAGTTTCCAACACATTTTCCCCCGGTTGGCATTGGGAAACAATTTACAACCCGGAACGGTGGGAAACAGTAGATTTTTAAGGAGGGTTTGAAAAATGGGCACAGTGAATTATTTTACAAGCGATTATATTACAATGGGATTGCGTCCCTATGATTCGTTAGAGCTTGAAAACGATCTTGAGTTTATGGAAGAAATCAAAAACGAGGTGGACGAGTACGGCGGCACGATTGAAAACGCTATAGCGGATTATATAGAAGATTGCTATAGTTGCGATTATGAGAATATCAAAACAGAGCTTGAAAAGCACAATTTCCATTATTATCATATCGCAATCAAGCCGGGGTATTATGAGGGCTTTACACTTGATATTGAAAATAATTACCCCGTTGCGCTTGACAGTTGGGAGGATAGACGGGACGCAAACAAGGAAATAACCGAAATAAAACAATTTCTTATTGCCTGTGCCGGTTTGGGTTTGGTGCAGTGTTCGCCGGGGTGGTGTACCGGGTACAGCGATTATAACGGCACTATAAAAGCGATCAAGGCCGCTATAAAGGAAATGCGGGACGAGTTGCGCACAATTCCAACATGGGCACAATATAACCGGGCTTGCTAAAATGGAGGGTTCAGAAATGACGGATTATAATAAAATTGCAATGGAAAATCTAAATGCCTTAATGCGTGAAATTGCGGAATATTCCCGCATGGCTGAGGAAATCGGCGCAACGCTGGACAGCCTGAAAGACAGCTTAAAAAAGTACATGGAGGAAAACGGGCTTGACAGTATCGCCGGGAATGAACACAAAGCAAGTTATAAAGCCGTTACAAGTTCCCGCATTGATACAACGGCATTAAAACGGGATATGCCCGAAATAGCCACAAAATATACCAAAACGACAGAAACAAGGCGTTTTCTATTCGTGTAAAGGGGGTTATAAAATGGGGCTTGTGATCTTGCTTGTTTTTCCGTTTGTGCTCATGGCTGAAATTTTGAAACGAAACAAATAATTACATATACCCCGCCTATATTGGGTGGGGTTTTTCGTGCCCTCTATAATCGGCCTGTAATGCCCTATAGAGGGCTTTTATATGGGGGTATATCTCTTTACCCCTTGCCCCTTGTGCGGCGTGTACGGCTTGTCATGGGCTTATATACGAGGGCTTTATATAATGGGCTTATATTATGCCCTTGTTTTATTATGATCTTGTGTTGTGGGCTTGTGTTCTTGCGTTTCTCTGTTATGATCTTGTGTTATAGTATGAGGTTATATAGAGGGCTTGCGCTATTCTCCATTATGGGCGGGTTATTCTCCCCGCTATTTTTAGAGTATATTCTATTGATAGTAGCGGGGGCTTGTGCCAATAGGGTTTGAAAGCTATGTTTTGAAAGTGCTATCACGCTTTTACAATGCTATTGACAGCGGGACAGGCAAGCCGGGAGCCTGGACAGCTTGTCCCGGAGGGCATACCCCCGGAGGGGGACAGCGACCCGGCGCAGGAGCCGCAGGGAGTGGCGTGAACAGCCGAAAAATCGAAAAAGAAATAAAAAGGATATTTTATTATCTTTTTAGTGTTGACAACAATCGTTTCAAATGCTATACTAATCCTACAAAGACAACGGAGGTGCATTATGGTATTAAACAATATCGAACTTGATGTGAAAGTCAAATGCCTTGAATCCAACATGAACCAACTGAACCTTGCTGAGAAAATCGGCACGACAGGTCAGTATGTCAATCGTATCATCAAGCGTAAGGACGGTCTGCTGAACAAGACCTTTGTTGAGATCATGGAAGCTCTTGGCTATGACATCGAATTTACCTATGTGAAGCGGGAGGAATAACGGAGGTGGGTACATGAAGGTCGGTTATGTACGAGTGAGCACCGCAGAACAAAACCCGGCGAGACAGATGGAATTGATGAAATCCATTGGTGTGGAAAAAATTTACCAAGAGAAGCGCAGTGGCAAGAACACGGACAGGCCGCAGTTCAACGAAATGCTGTCCTTCTTGCGAGAGGGTGATACTCTGTATGTGGAGTCATTCTCCCGCCTATCCAGAAGTACACGAGATTTGCTTTCTACTGTAGCAACGCTGACAGAGCACGGTGTAAATCTTGTGTCAGACAAGGAGAATTTTGACACCAGTACACCACAGGGAAAATTTGTGCTGACGGTGTTTGCGGCTCTTTCGGAGTTTGAACGGGAGAGTATTTTGGAAAGACAGCGGGAAGGAATTGAAATTGCCAAAGCTGAGAGAAAATACAAAGGACGCAAACCCATTCCTGCCAACGAAAAGTTCTTCGCAGTGGCAAAGGCTTGGGCAGATGGAAAGGTCGCTCTCAAGGACGCAATCCGGGAGTCTGGTATGTCCTCGTCCACATTCTTTCGTAAATGTAAGCAGTATGAAATTAGCAGGAGAAGTAGTTAAAGTAGTGGAAAATCAGGTTTTTCGTATAACTTTTCATAGTATGCGCGTATTAAGCAAAAGTTTACGGAAAAACCGAAAAACAACTACTTTAACTACTTGATTGGAGGAGTAAAAATGAGTAAAATACTTGGAACATTAGTTGGGTTTTTGCTTCTGATTGCTTGCGTTGTCATTATTTTTGGAGTGATGAATCGTAATGCCACGGAACAGACAGTCGAAGCACCATCTTCTTCGGAAGCCACGCAAATATCCACCGACTGGAAAACCGTCTTTTCTGAAAATGGTTTCACAGACGATGAAATTGCCAACTATGATGAAATTCTGACAACGGTTGGTATTACGGATTATCACGATGTTGAAGTCATAGAAAATGGTGCAATGCACATCGTAAGAGGTAAAATCTTTGACTCCGATACGTTACAGGTGAATGTCACCTTGGAAAACCGAAAAATCATTTTAATCGAACTTGCGGGTATCCCTGCTTCAAACACAGAAGCCTATATAAACTGGCGCGGTAAGATCAAGTTTAGAACGGTTGACACCAAAAAAGCAGTTGATCTGTATTACGATGTAGATGGAGGTTATGTTGCAAAACTCGATTGGGAGAACAAAATGATTGAACCTATCGAATGAAACAGACTATTGAATGGCGCATGATTGCGAGAGCGTGAAGCTCAAACGGTCATGCGCTATTTTCTTTTGGAGGTATTTATGCGAAATCTACTTGAGAAGATTTATGAAAAAGTGAGGACGGGTCATGCTTATCAATCTATGGAAGACCTGTATTATATGAGCAAGGAAGCAATGAAAACCGACACCGCTCTCGCTGTGGAGTTTTTGAAACTCCTCTCTGTTGAGTGCGAGAGAGCCATGCGTGACAGGTCTATATCCGGGGAACAGGTGCGATTGATCTATGACCTGCACAAGAGGGTTTGCCTTACCGCCGCCCCTTACGATTTTGACTGCTATCTGCTCTATGTGGAATGGAACCGGGAGCCTGACAAGAAGTTCTACCCTCCCCGCCGCAAGGTTTTGAAGCAGGTGGTGGACGCTCTGCAAGAGCTGGCAGACGATAAGCTGGACTTGCTGGCAGTCTCCCTTCCTCCCGGTAGCGGGAAGACTACTCTTGCGATTTTCTACCTCACTTGGCTTGGCGGTAGGATTCCAAATGAACCCATGCTGACAGGTTCACATTCCAATTCTTTTGTGCGTGGCGTTTATGATGAATGTCTGCGAATTATGGACGAAAACGGAGATTACCTTTGGCATGATGTTTTCCCCAATGTGAAAGTGTCCAACACTAACGCAAAGGACTGCCGTATTGATCTCGACAAGAGACAGCGTTTTGAAACCTTGGAGTTTACTTCTATCGGAACCGGCAACGCTGGTCTGTACCGTGCCGCTACCCTACTCTACTGTGACGATTTGGTGTCTGGTATCGAAGTGGCACTGTCCAAAGAGCGTCTGGACAAGCTGTGGGAAACTTATACCACGGACTTGAGACAGCGTAAAATTGGAGACCACTGCAAAGAGCTTCACATTGCAACTCGTTGGTCTGTCCACGATGTCATTGGGCGGCTTGAGCGAGAGTATATCGACAGCGATCGGGCAAAGTTCATCGTGATTCCAGCTCTTAACGAGAATGACGAGTCCAATTTTGATTATGCGTACGGTGTCGGGTTCAGCACGAGTTTTTACCGTGAGCAGAGAAACATCATGGACGATGTGAGCTGGCGAGCGTTGTATATGAACGAGCCGATTGAGCGAGAAGGTCTTGTCTACTCTGAGGACGAGCTTCGCCGTTATTTTGAGCTTCCAAAGGAAGACCCTGACGCAGTTATTGGTATCTGCGACACAAAGGACAAGGGAGCTGACTATGCTTTCCTGCCGGTGGCCTATGTGTATGGGCATGACTACTATATTGACGATTGCGTCTGCGATAATGGTCTGCCCAACATTGTGGACGCTCGGCTGACGGAAATTCTTGTTCGAGACAAGGTGAAATCCTGCCGGTTTGAGTCTAATTCCGCAGGTCGGCGGGTTGCCGAGAAGATACAGGAAGAAGTAAAGAAAAAAGGCGGCATTACTCACATCACCACCAAGTTCACCACTGCCAATAAGGAAACCAAAATCATTGTGAACAGCGCATGGGTTAAGGAGCACTGTTTGTTCAAAGATTCTTCTCTTTACCAGAGAAAATCTGATTACGGAAAAATGATGGATATGCTCTGTTCCTATACGATGGCGGGTAAAAACAAGCACGATGATGTCCCTGACGGTATGGCAATGCTGGCAGAATACGCACAAAGTTTGAACGGGCAGAATGTGGAAGTATTTAAGCGTCCATGGTAATTCACAATTTCCACCAGATTTTCAACGATAAATTCTTAAAAGAAGAATTATAACTTGACTTTCAAGAATTATAATGCTATAATATAGGCGAAAAATTATAGTGTGAAGTTGGCGCATGATTGCGAGTATGGCGAAAGCCCTGCAAACAGTCATGCGTCTTTTTGATTTTTGAGGGAAGGAGGGACAATCTTGGGAAATGTAATCGACACTTCCAAGCCGGTGAGCGAAACCAGACAAATGAGCGGCAGACGGGTTATCAAGTCCAGCGTGAAGGAAATCACGGACAAGAATGTGGTCGAGGTCTTACAGAAAGCTCTCAACGACCACGATTTCAATCGAAGCGAGATTGACTACCTGTGGAACTACTACAAGGGTAAACAGCCGATTCTGAACCGGGTAAAAGATGTCCGTCCCGAAATCTGCAACAAAGTTGTAGAGAACCGGGCAAACGAGATTGTCTCCTTCAAGGTCGGCTATCTTTGCGGTGAGCCGATTCAGTACATCGGTAGAAGCACTGACGAGAGCGTCACGGCTGGTATCACCGCTCTAAATGAGCTGATGTTCGCAGAAGATAAAGCCACACAAGACCAAGAAATTGTCGAGTGGCAGATGATCTGCGGAACGGCCTACCGGCTGGTTCTGCCTGATGAACCCGGCGAGGAAGACGAGTCCCCGTTTGAAATGTACACACTCGACCCTCGTGACACTTTCATTGTGTACTCCAATGAAATCGGAAATAAGCCGCTGATGGCGGTGAAATATAGCAAGGACGAAGACGAGGTTACACACTACTCGGTTTACACTGAGAACTACTATTGGCTGATTGATGGGGACATCATCAACAAGGCTGAGTCCAAGGCTCATGCCCTCGACATGATTCCGATTTTTGAGTACCCGGCGAACAATGCACGGCTCGGCTCTTTTGAGATTGTCCTGCCCCTTTTGGACGCAATCAACAATGTGGAATCTAACCGCATGGACGGTGTGGAGCAGTTTATTCAAGCGTTCTGGAAATTTATCGGTTGCCACATTGAGAAAGAGAAATTCAAGGAATTTCTTGAGGAGGGCGCAATTCTTGTGCCACCCAACGACAACGGAGGGAACATTGATGTTGACCTTGTAGTGAAAGAACTGAATCAGGGGCAGACACAGACGCTCAAAGATGATCTGTATAATGCTGTTCTCACCATCTGTGGTATGCCGAACCGCAACGGCGGTACTTCCACCTCCGATACTGGTGCGGCGGTGCTTCTGCGTGATGGCTGGTCTCTTGCGGAAGCGAGGGCTAAAGACAGTGAGCATATGTTCAAAAAAGCCGAGAAGAAAATGCTCAAACTGGTACTTCGTATCTGTCGTGACCTGTCCGAGAACATCAATCTGCACTTGAAGGACATCGAATTGCAGTTCACCAGACGCAATTACGAGAACATTCAGAGTAAGTCTCAGGTTCTCGTGTCCATGCTCCAACAGCCTAAGATTCACCCTCTGCTGGCGTTCCAGCACTCCGGGCTTTTTGTTGACCCGGAGAGGGCGTACACCCTGAGCATGAATTACTATGAGGAACAGCAGGAGAAGCTGGCGCAACAGCAGATGGCGGCGCAGAACAATCCAAACAATTCGGGAAATCCGAATGGTTCTGAGGAAGACGAATAATTAAAGCGGCTTTCCGCTTTGTTATGGTGAGGGAACACCTAAAAACGCAACAGGGAGACAACCCTTCAAACAGAAATCAGTGTAGAGTGAACTACCTATGAAACGCAAGGAGGAAATCAGTATGAACCTTAAAGAAGTGCTTGGGGACGCTTACAAAGAGGGTATGACTTTTGAGGAGGTCGAAGCCGCTCTGGAAAAGGTGACTGTCCCGGAAGACAATTCCGCTGAAATCGAACGGCTGAAAAATGCCCTCTCCAAGAGCAACAGCGAAGCCGCTGGCTACAAGAAACAGCTCCGAGAGAAAATGACTGAGGACGAGCAGAAGAAGCAAAAGGAGCAGGAGGAGCGAGAGGAGCTTCAAAATAAGTATGACAAGCTCCTGCGTGAATCTGTTATCGCCAAAAACAAGGCGAAGCTGGTCGCTCTCGGCTACGAGGAAGCTCTTGCTGATGAAACGGCAGAAGCTATGGCTGACGGTGACTCTGAGAAAGTGTTCGCTAATCAGCAGAAGCACTTGACTTCTTTTGAGAAGAAGGTTCGTGCGGAAGCTCTCAAGAATACACCGAAACCCACTCCCGATGGGGATTCCAAGACCATGACGCTCGAAAAGTTCCGAAAACTCGACCCGATGGAGCGTCACAAGTTCTCTGAGGAACACCCGGAGGAATACAAAGAACTTTATGGAGGTAAAGAGTAATGGCGCATAAGATTTATGATAACTTCTATCTCTCCAATGAGATTGAAGACCAGTACAATTCCCACCTTGATCTGCAACAGTTCTGTACTGTGGACAACTCCCTTGTGGGACAGGCTGGCATGATTCGCAAGATCAATGTCTACAAGGCCACCGATGGCACTGAAAAGCTGGAAATGACCAAGGGAAATACCAAGTCCATCGAGGTCACTTACACCCCGGAGGAGTACAAGATTCTGCTTGCTCAGAACCGCTTCGAGTACTATGACGAACAGGCCATGACTGACCCCATGCTGGTGCCTGTCGGTGTTCGCCACATGGGTACGGATATGTTCAACACCGTCAACAAGGACATCTACGGCGAGTTCAAGAAAGCCACTCAGGTTGTTGTCACTACCGGCTTTAATTTTGACTGTTTTGCTGACGCTCAGAGCGTACTGAACCTTGAGAACCTTGAGGGTGTGTCCATCTTCGCTTTCGTATGTGCGGCTGATATGGCTGACATTCGTAAGGCTCTGAAAGACACTTTGCAGTATGTTGAGAAGTTCGCTGTAAACGGTTATGTCGGTACGGTTGCCGGTGTAAACCTGTACACCAAGAAGGACGCAACCCCCGGTGATATTATTATCGCCACCCGTGAAGCTGTTACCCTGTTCAACAAGAAGGGTACTGAGGTCGAACAGCCCCCTCGTGATTCCGGGGACGCTAATATTCGTAAGAATACTATCTTCTCCCGTAAGTACTACCTTGCGGCTCTGACTGACGAGACCAAGGCGGTAAAGATTCATAAGGGTTCTGCCACTCTCACTGCCGACACTACTGTGCAGGAGAAGACCTATTACAAGAAGGTCGGCAATGGTTATGTGGAGGGCACTCCCGATACCAACCCGAAGTCCGAGGGCTTTTACGAGATTACCTAAGCTGAATGGAGGTGCGACAACATGACTCAGGAAGAAAAGCTGACCGCTCTCAAGGCCATGGTAGGAAGTTCTGACTCTGACGAAGTGTTGTCCACCTACCTCAGTTTTGCGGGAAGCAAGATTCTTGCGAAAGCCTATCCGTATCAGAACGATGTGACCGAAGTACCGGCGCAATACGCACACCTGCAAGTGGAGATTGCGGCGTATATGCTGAATAAGCGTGGGGCTGAGGGACAGACCTCTCACACCGAGAATGGTGTGTCAAGGAGCTATGAGAATGGTGATGTTCCCTCCTCCATGCTGAAAGCGGTCATTCCCGCTTGTGGGGTGATTCGATGAAGTGTATGAACCGAAACAAAGTCAAATTTCATTACGCCTTGTATGAGGGCAAAACTCCTATTAAAGACGATTATGGGAATGTGACCGGCGAGTACGAAATTCAGCATGGCAAGCCAACGGAGTTTTTCGCCAACATTTCAGCGGCAAAGGGAGAAACACAGACTCGGCAGTTTGGGGAAAACGAGTCCTATGACAAGGTGATCGTCATGGACGGTGACGCTCCCCCGATTGACGAATACGCTGTGCTTTGGGTTGACCGCACACCACAACTTGACGAGGAGGGCAATCTTGCGGTGAATGAAAAGGGCGAGGTTATTACTCCCCATGATTACATCGTGAAAAAGGTCGCTAAAAGTCTCAATGTGGTGTCGCTGGCGATAAGCAAGGTGAGCGTAAGTGGGTAAAAAGGTCATTCGTATCAGCCTGTCAGAAAAGGACATCGACAGGGCTATCAAAGAGCTTGAGCAATACAAGCGAGAGATTATCCGCAAAACGGAACTTCTTCGTACCAAAGTTGCGGAACGAATTGCGAACCTTGCACAGAGCGGTTTCAATGGTGCTGTTGTGGACGACCTCACTAATGAGAGTGGCGGTTCGAGAACAGCCGAGGTACAAGTTTCCATTGACGAACGAGAGAATGTCTCAATCGTTATCGCCGCTGGTGAGGACGCTGTTTGGGTAGAGTTTGGCGCAGGTGTGTACCATAACGGTTCAGCCGGTAGTTCTCCTCACCCGAAAGGCTCTGAACTGGGTTTCACTATTGGCGGTTACGGCAAAGGCATGGGCAAACGGCAGACATGGGGGTTCTATAAAGACGGAGAGCTTCGCCTGACACATGGTACACCCGCCATTATGCCTATGTACAATGCTGTGAAAACCGTCTGTGATGAAATTGCGGATATTGCGAGGGAGGTGTTCAGATGATCGACATGGAGACAGAAATTTTCAATGAGGTTTCGGCAAAAGTGCGAGATCAGTACCCGGACATCTTTATGACCGGCGAATATGTCAAAACCCCTTCTTCCTTCCCCTGCGTTTCTCTCGTGGAAGTGGATAACGCCACTTTCCGCAACACGCAGACCACAGAAAGCAAGGAAAACCATGTTGCGGTCATGTATGAACTGAATGTCTACTCCAACCGTACAAAAGGGAAAAAGGCTGAGTGTAAGGAAATCGCCGGTTTCATTGATGAAATCCTGATGGGGCTGAATTTTACCAGAACCATGCTTGAGCCTGTTCCCAACCAAGACAATGCGACCATCTATCGTATGCTCGGCAGATACCGGGCTGTGATTTCTAAAGAAAAGACAATTTACAGGAGGTAATGAATCATGGCGATTTCTACTTACAAGATTTTCCTGATGAAGAAATCCACTTCCACTTATGAGAAGCTGATTGACATTAAGGAATTTCCCGATCTCGGCGGTGCGCCCGAAATGCTGGAAACCACCACCCTGTCTGACAAGATGCAGACCTACATTCCGGGTGTCCAGTCTCTTGACGCTCTTGAGTTCACGGCGAACTACACCAAAGAGGACTTTACCAAGCTGAAAGCCCTTGAGGGTCAGGAGTGCGAGTTTGCGGTTTGGTTCGGCGGCACTGGCGAGGGCGGCACTCTGACTCCTACCGGCACTGACGGTAAGTTTGAGTTCAAGGGTCAGCTCTCCGTATTCCCGGTTGGCGGCGGTGTCAACGAAGTTGTGGACATGACCGTCACTATCGCTCCCTCTACGCCTATCACGATGGCTTCTGAGGGCTAAGTAAGATTTAACAGGAGGACAGAAAAATGGCAAAGCAGTTGAATTTCACCTATGATGGCAAGGACTACACGCTGGAATTTACCCGCAGAACGGTTGCGGAAATGGAGAAGAAGGGCTTTATCGCTTCTGACATCACCGAGAAGCCTATGACTACGCTCCCTGCGCTGTTTGCAGGTGCGTTCCTCGCCCATCATCGTTTCGTCAAGGAAGACATTATCAACGACATCTATTCCAAACTTACCAAGAAGGAAGACCTTATCGGCAAGCTCGCAGAAATGTATAACGAGCCGATTCTGGCTCTGGTAGAGGAGCCTGAGAAAGCCGAGGGAAACTTGGACTGGACAGCGACTTGGTAAGTGGATCGCTGTCCTCCACTGAGGGGAGTGGTGGTAGTTCTGCCACTGCTCCCCTCTCCACTTACACAGAAAAATTTAATGAGTTGTTCCCCCACTACCTCGCCATCGGTATGACCGAGGAACAGTATTGGGACAAAGACTGTATGCTTGTGGCGGCATACCGAAAAGCGGAAGAACTCAGAATGAACCGCAGAAATCAGGAAATGTGGCTACAGGGTGCGTATTTCTATGACGCTCTGTGCCGGGTGTCCCCAATTCTACACGCTTTTGCCAAAAAGGGCGCAAAACCTGTTCCTTATCTCTCAGAAGCCTATGCGCTCACTGAGAAACAAGTTGAACTCCGAGAGGAGGAACACGCCAAGGGTGTGTACGATAAGGGCAAGAAAATGATGGAAGGGTTTATGGTTAGCCACAATAAAAAGTTTGAAGGGAAGTGAGCAGTATGTCTACGACAATCGAGCAGTTGGAACTTGAAGTACAATCTAATTCTACATCTGCCGTTGGCGGCATAGACGCACTTTCCGAGTCTCTAAGGCGGTTGAAAGCCGCTACTGCTCCTGTGAGCAAAGGCGGTGTTGGCCTTGGCGCATTATCGAACTCCCTTAAAAAATTCAGCCAAAGCGTTTCTGGATTGACTGGACTCACCCTTGCCAAAGAGCAGGTACAGGGTCTTGTGGACGCTCTCAAGCCTTTGGAGAGCGTTCAAAAGTCCGGGTTTAACTCCCTCGCTTCTGGGTTGGAAAAACTCGTGAAAATTGCTCCTCAGATTGACACTGTAACAGAGTCGCTGAGAAAAACTGACCTTGATTCTTTCGCAGACCAGTGCAACCGGGTTGCCACCGCTATTACTCCGCTTGCCACGCAGATGGAGAAGGTGGCGGCTGGCTTCTCGGCTTTTCCTGCAAAGATTCAGCGGTTGCTCAAAGGTAATACAAACCTTGCCGCAAGCAATACAGTGCTTGGGAAATCCTATGTGAACCTTGCCGCTAAGATTAGCTTGGCTTACATGGGGTTAAGAAGAATTGCCGGTGTTATTGCCGATTGGATTACGGCTTCAAACCAGTATATTGAGGACATGAACCTGTTTACGGTGTCGATGGGTCAGTATGCGAATGAAGCCTATCAATACGCACAGCAGGTTGGGGAGATCATGGGTATCAACCCCGGAGAATGGATGCGTAATCAAGGTGTCTTTATGACGATCACTGAGGGTTTCGGCGTTGCAAGTGACCGGGCATATACCATGAGTAAGAATCTTACTCAGCTCACCTACGATTTGGCTTCTTTCTTCAATATCAGCACCTCTGACGCTTTTCAGAAGTTGGAATCTGGTATATCTGGTGAACTTGAGCCGCTTCGCAGACTTGGTTATGACCTGTCTGTAGCCCGTCTGCAACAGGAAGCGTATAACCTCGGCATTGATAAAAGCGTTATGAGCATGACTCAGGCTGAGAAAGCTGAGTTGCGTTACTACGCTATTATGACGCAGGTTACGAACGCTCAGGGCGATATGGCTCGTACTCTGGAAGCACCTGCAAACCAGCTCCGTATCCTGCAAGCGCAGGTAGAACAGGCTACTCGTGCTTTGGGCAATCTTTTCCTCCCTGTTTTGAAAGCGATTCTGCCATACGCAATCGCTTTGGCGAAAGCAATCCGCATGGTCGCTGAGATTATTGCCGGGTTCTTCGGCGTTTCGATTCCAGAGTTTGACACAGGAGCGGACGCAATCGGCGGTGTGGCAAGCGGAGCGGGTGAAGCCGCTGACGGTTTGGGGGACGCTTCCAAAAAAGCGAAAGAACTGAAAAGCGCACTCCTTGGTATTGATGAACTGAATGTTATCTCCCCTCCTGACGATAGCGCAAGCGGTGGAGCTGGCGGTGCTGGCGGCATTGGTGGTGGCGGTCTTGGCTTTGACCTCCCAACCTATGACTTTATTACAGACGCAGTGAACGAACAGGTTGACAAGATCATGGCAAAGATTCAGCCCTTCCTTGATTGGGTGAGGGACAACATTGATGAAATCCTCGCCGGTGTGCTTGCCATTGGTGCGGCGTTCCTTGCGTGGAAAATCGCCAAGGGTGTTCAAGACTTCTTGAAATGGCTGTCCACCATGAAAGGCTTTAACATCGTAGGAAGTATCGGCTTCAAAATTGCGGGGCTGGGGCTGTTCTTGGACGCATGGAACACCATGAAGGAAGCCATTCAAGACATCATGGCAAACGGCCCCAATTTCACCAATGTCACCAAGCTAATCAGCGGCTTTGCAGAAGCCCTCGGTGCGGCGTTTCTCCTGTTCGGCAATATCAAGATGGCTGGGGCAATGCTGGTAATCTCCGGGCTTTCTGGTATCGTTTCCGCTATCAGCGACATGGTGAACAACGGTATCAACTGGGACAATGCGTTGTTCTTGGTGAAAAACCTTGGCTTGTTCCTGAGCGGTTTGGGTCTGCTGACCGGCAACACTCAGCTCGGCGGTATCGGTTTGATTATCGCTGGTGCAACTCTTATTGTGGACAATCTCAAAGGCTTCATTGAAGCAATCCGCACTGGTGACTGGTCTGGCGTTGACATGATAGAAGTTGTCGCAGGAGCCTTGATGATGGCTGGCGGCTTCATTCTCACCCTCAAAAAGCTGGACGCTTTGAAAGACAGTGCAAACGCTGGACAGGCGGCACAACAGGCTTTTGAAACAGTCACTAATACTACTTCCACGCTGGACAACACCATCAACACCGGCTTATCCCCCAAGCTCGTATCTCTTGCGAAGAACCTTGCTTTGGGACTTGCAGTTATTGCGGAAGTTTCTGCGGCGGCACTGCTCATTGTAGGCGCAATCGCCCTGATGGGCATGGAGCTGGAACAGGTTGGTATCGCATGGGAGCCTGTTATCGCCAATGGAGAAACCGTAGCAACCGCAATCGGTCTTGGTGCGGCAATCTTGGGCGCAGTTGGCTTGGCGGCTTACGCTCTCGGCACTGGTGGTGCAAGCGTTGCGGTGAACATCGGTATCGGTACAGCTATCCTGCTGGAACTCGGCGTTGCCGCTGGCCTGTTTATCGCTGAGATTTGGGTAATCGGCAAAGGCTTGGACGAGATCGGACAAGCGTGGGAGCCTGTGCTGAACAACGGTGAGCGCATTGCTACCGCAATCGGTGTCGGCACTGGTCTGCTGGTCGCAATCGGTGTTGTTACAGCGGCTCTTGGTGCGGCTACAGTCGCTTCCGCCGGTCTGTTGCCACTGGCCATCGGCCTTGGTACGGCACTGCTCGTAGAGCTTGCGGCGGCGTTTGTCCTCTTTGTAGAGAGCTTGGTCGCAGTGGCAGACGAGCTGAATTACCGGCTTGACCCTCCGCTGATGGCACTGAATGAAAAGCTCCCCGGTCTTTCCAGCAATATGAGCGATTTTGTGGACTTTATGACAGAGTTCGCAGGACAGGTCGTTCGGTACACGGAAGTTTCCGCTATTGCTGGCCTAAGCGCAACGATTGACACGATCATTGGCTGGTTCACACAAGACCCGATTGAGAAGCTGGCAAGTGATGTGGAAAATATCTCCAATCAGACCGCAGACCTTAACGACAAGCTGGAAATCGCAGTTCCTGAGTTGCAGACTGCCGCAGACCTGTTGCAGGAATACAAAGACCTCCTCACTCAGATTGAAAATCTGTGTGACAGCAATGTAGAACTGTCTACGGGTATGTTCGTCAACATGAAGGAAGTCGGGCAGAGCCTTGTCACCGGCTTTGTGGACGGTATTCAGTCGAAGTCCGGGGACTTCAAAAATGCGGCGAGAGACTTGGTAGAGGGGTTCAAAACACAGCTTACAAGCAGTGCGGAAACCTGCCGGTCTGTTATGATCGCTTGGGCAAACAATGTAAAAAACTGGTTCACGCAGAGTAGCTACGGCGGCATTAACCGTACCACTTTCCAAAACTACGCCAAGGATATTGTCAGCGGGTTTGGCAGTGGGATTACAACCTCCTACAACAGTTCCAAGTCCAGCATGACTTCTTGGGCGAGCAATGTGAAGTCGTGGTTCAGTGAGATCGCTTCCTACAGTGCGTTTTACAACATCGGCAAAGATGTGGTGAACGGGTTCAACGCTGGCATAAACGATTTTTACTCCACTACTGCTTCCTATATGCGCAAATGGGCAAATGCGGCTAAGAACGCATACAAAGCGGCGTTGGATTCCAATTCCCCGTCTAAAGTGTTCATGCGTATTGGCGAAGATACGGTGCTTGGCTACAATCTTGGCATTATGAACCTTGGGAGCACCACTAAGAGCGTTGTGGACACTTGGGCAAACTCTTTCACCAGCGTAAGCCCCGTCATGCGTTTTGCGGTGGACACCTCTGCTCTCAAGTACTACACCAGCGATTCTTTCTCCAAGTCGGTGTCCGCTGATGTGACAAGTAGCCGTAATTTCTCCGTTACCGGCTTCAAAGAGGGCATGGAGGAATTTTACAGGGAGTATATCGAACCTACGCTGTCTCAGATGGCAGACGATATGCGCCGACAGGCTGACAAAAACGAACAGACCATTGTACAGATCGGAAACCGTACTGTCACTGACGCTGTAACCACTCAGCGTAAGGCCAATGGTTATGTGTTCGTGAAGTAAGGAGGTGCGGGATATGTCCTATATCGCAATCAACGGCTATGAATTGCCCCCTCCCAAACGAGGGGTACACCCCATAGTAACAACAGTAGTAGACGCTGGCAGAAATGCCAACGGCTCTGTTGTGGGTCAGCGTGTGGGTCGAGACCAGTACAAGATTGACGGTCTTGAATGGCCTTGGCTCACCGCTGAACAGTGGGGGCAGATTCTCAACGCTCTCAGCAATTTCTTTGTCTATGTAACTTTTGTAGACCCCGTTACCAATTCCCGGAAGACCATTAAAATGTACCCCGGCGATAGGACGGGAGAACCCTATTGGGCAGACAGTAGCGGTAAACCGACACACTACAGGAATTGTAAGGTGAATCTGGTGGACTGCGGCGAGTAAGGAGGGATTTTATGCAGAAGGTTTCAAAAGCATACAAAGAAAGCATGAAATCCTCTCTCCGGGAGAGGGCATACATCATGCTCTCTTTCGGCCTTATTAACCAAGAAGCCCAAGCGAAAGCCACTGTTGAGGACGGGGATTTTGCGTATTACGCAAACGCCAAGAATGTCCTCGGTGAAAAAAGTGATGATACGGTTTACGCCACGCTTGAGGAAAACTTCACACGGGTGGACGGGTCAATGTTCTTCCTGCCACGGGAAAACCAGTCTGGTGCTTACCTTGATACCGGGATTATCAGCGATAAGCTACTGACCGAAGCGATCTTCGAGCTGACGATCAACCTCAACATTGTAGCAACCGATTTTAAGGGTATCACCATCAATTTCGGGGAGAACTACCCTGTTGATTTCGACATGGTGAGCAGTAGCGGACAGGTTATTGAGTTCCGGGGCAACGACCAAGCGGTGTTCTCCACCGAGGAAGTGTTGACTGACACCACGCAGGTAAAACTTGTGTTCTACACCATGAAAAACCCGAAAAGTCGGGTGCGTATTTACTCTATTCGTTTTGGCTACGGCTTGGTGTACTACAACCAAGATGTTATGAGTTCGTCCCTTGAGAGCTATGTGTCTCCCATCGGGGCAGATGTGCCGCAGATTGATTTCTCAGTACAGCTCAAAAACTACGACCATTATTTCAATGTTGACAACCCTAAATCCGCAATCAACTTCCTTGAGACCGGGCAGGAAATGGAAATCTATTATGGTTATCAGCTCCCGGAAACAGGGGAAATCGAGTGGATTCGAGGGAACCGGCTGTTGTGCTCGGAGTGGGAATCGGACGATTATACCGCTACCATTCGTTGTCAGGATATTTTCAGAAATATGGATTCTGAATACTACAAGGGAATGTACAACAGTGCGGGGGTGAGCTACTACAAGCTGACAGAAGATGTTCTGCAAGACGCTGGACTGACGGATTATTATATCGACCCTCAGCTTAAAACGCTTTTTACAAAAAACCCTATACCGAGGGTACAGCACAAAGAAGCGTTGCAGATTATTGCCAACGCTTGCAGGTGTGTTCTTACACAGACAAGATTCGGAACTATCCAGATCAAGTCCAATTTCGTCCCGGAAGCAAGCGCAAGCGCAAAGACACAGGCAGTTTACTCCAATGCGGATAAAATTCTGGACGATACCGTAAAGGACGAATACGCTTCGCTGAACACAAACTATACCACAGCGGACGGGAAAATGTTCTTCCTCCCCCGTGACCTCAGCGGAAAGACCTTCAACACAGGTTTCGTCTCTGCGGAGCTTTCCGATGAAAACGGACTGTTCACAAACAACCCTGTGGTTACGATTGAGCAGGAAGTGGCCTGTATGTATTATGGCGCAAAGTTTGTGTTCGGTAATACCCTACCTGCGGCGTTCACTATCCGCACTTACAACGACAGTCAGCTTGTGACGGAGTATGCAGTAGGAGCGGACGAAATCGAACGGGTTACGATACTCCATATCGACCTTGACGATTTCGACACCATGGAAATTGAGTTCACCAAAACCGCAGAACCGTATAACCGCATTGTACTGAACAATTTCAGCTTTGGCGATATTACGGATTTCACCATGACCCGGACAGACATGACTTCTTCCCCGAAAGCCATCAAGCAGGAGCTTATTAAGGAAGTAATCGTTCCCTGTTACAGCTATCAGAACGGCACACAGGAGGACAATCTTGTGGGTGAAGATGTGGAGGTCACTGCCGGTGATGTGGAAACTTTCTTTATCGGAGAACCCTCGTATGGATTCCGGGCAGTGCTGGAAGACACGGACGGAGGGGTTACGATTGAGGATTGGGGTAACTACTATATCACAGTGAAGTTCAGCGTTACGGGCAAGTATCGTTTGGAAATTTACGGCTATCGGTACAAGATCGTAGAGCGGTACGCAGTCAAGACCCTCAACAACCGAGGGAAGACCATCAAATGGGAAAACCCGATGATGTCTGATATGGGCATGGCGAACGACCTCGCTGAGTGGCTTGGCGATTACTACGCTTCTGGTATCGAATATGAGTACGACACGAGAGGAAACCCGGAAATTGATGTGAACGACATCGTGTATCAGGAGAACGAGTTCCACAAGGACATGAAAGTGAACATCTACCGTCAAACACTCAACTTCAATCAAAGTTTTTCGGGCAAGGTAACTGCCCGGAGAGTAGGAGGTGCAAAATATGGCTTGGCAAACCCCTAAAACCGATTGGCACGGGGTCACTGATTCTGATGGGAATTACACGGGGGACAGGTTTAACGCAACCGATTTTAACCGTATTAAGAACAATCTTTCTTACCTACGGGATTTGGCAAGCCGCCTTTATGACGAGTTCTCCATTGTTTCTCTCGGAGAAGACCGCACCCCTGCGGACTATTTCTATGCTGACGAAATCAATCAGCTTGAGGAAAATCTAAAAACAGTGAACAACGGCTCCCTAAACAGGGATTACGGAAACCCGCCGACCTATGTTGACAACGGAAATGTGATGGATTTCTACGAACTCAACCGGCTGGAAGGAGCAATCCTTGACCTCTATGACAGGCTTACCAATGAATTTGAGGGCAGACGAATGTTCACTTGGAACTTTGGGACGAAGGGAGGAGAACTATAATGGCATGGGAGCTTTTACCTGTCAATTACACTGACGCAACTTGGAGCGGATTGAAAAAGTACACCGAAGTCCAAAACAGTGACGGGACTGTCTCATTTCAAGATGTAACAATGTACAGCAATAAGGAGAATTCGTTTTTCGGAGCGAAAGAAGCCAACCGCATGAATGAAGCCTTGAACACCCTCATGTCGATGGTGGAGAACGGCACCGACCTCTACACGGCTTTTCAGAACTACTTCACCACACAGAAAGGCTTGTTCGAGGATACCGCAGACGCTACACAGGAGGATTTTACCGCCTATGTAGAGGGGTTGGAAGCTCAGGGTGACAGCATTATCCAGACAATCAAGACGGACTACAGCAAGGAGATCGCCGCTTTTGAGAGTCAGCAGGAACAGTTATTCAACACTTGGTTTGAGTTTGTGAAAAACCAACTTGGTGAAGATGTAGCGGGAAACCTGCAAAACCAAATTGATTCGCTCGATGTAAAAACCGATGGATTTGACCCTCGAAAAACCGTTTTTTCCGCAGACGGGCAGACCATCACCGAAACTTACGGCAATAAAAAGATCGAGACTAACTTCGTCTCGGCAGACAAGATTGTTCAAAAGCTGTATGAGGGCGAACTGCTGACCCTGACGAAGACGATCACCTTTAGCGGTGACGGTCTGACAATTAACGAGGAGGTAAAGTAAATGAGTTGGGCAGAAGCAAAATGGACTGTAGACCAGATTTTGCAGAAAGTTGGGCAAGCCCCCAACAACATGAGGGCGTTCACTGCTTATGCGAAATCCAAAACCAGTGTGGGTCTGAAATTTCTGGAACCCGCAGACAGCTATGACAGCGCACACAACCTGCTCTGTTCTGTCGGCGGCGTAATGATTCGCATGAGCGAGGAAAGTTATCCCACCAAGCCTACCGAGGGTACGCTGGTTATCGACAATAAAGACCTCGGCAAGTACGAAAACGAGGAATATGTTGTAAGCAGTCTTACGGAGGGGACAACCTATTATTTCTCCGCTTTCCCGTATTCCACGCAAGGCGTGTATAACCTGTCGAGCAATGAGAACAACCGTGCGAACGCAACTCCCGCCAACGGCGAGACCGCAAATGTCACCATTACCATTGACGATGACAGCGCATTTACCAGTGTCCTTATCACCTGCGTAGACGAAACGGACGGGCAGTACACCAAGACCGCAACCCTCACCAAAACTCAGAAAACAACCTCCTTTAATATCCCTATCGGGCATAGCTATCACATCGAGTACGGAGCGGAGGACGGTTATTCCAAACCTGAGAACACCAACTCTAAGGTGTCTGTGGCAGGTGCGGTATCGAACTACCAAGCGACCTATCACCACTTCACCGCTACCATCAATGTGACCTATCCCGCAGGGGCAACGCTGACCTGTTCTCTGGACGAAACAACCTACACGGCTACGACCACGACTGGCACTTACCAGTTCCAAGTCCATAAGGTAGGCACATGGACGGTAAAGGCTGTAAGCGGCGGTGAAACCGCTTCCGAGCAAGTTGTCATCACCTCTGACGGGCAGACCGAGAGCGTAGAACTGTCGTTCGTGAAAATCTACGGTATCAGCCGTGATGTCACCACTTCTTCTCCCGCATGGGCGAGAACCGATAACGCTGTCGGCATGACCGCCACCGCTTCTGTAGGAGCAAGCGCAGGTCACAGCGATTTTGACAACGCTATGCCTTGGAAAGGAATGGTACGGGAGACTTTGGGCACCAACGATGTGATGGTTAAAATCCCGAAGTTCTACTATCGCCGCTACAAGCAAGGGAATTTGGAACACATTCAGATTGCGGACAAGCCTACTGCCGGGTTCTCCGTACACCCCCTGTTCAATCATGCGGGACAGGAAAGCGAGTACGCCTATGTGGGTGCGTATAAGACTTCCAGCAATAACAAGTCTGTCACCGGGGCGAGTCCACAGGCATCGCAGACAAGAGCTACCTTCCGCAGTAACGCCAAGGCAAAGGGAGCGGGTTGGAGCCTGATTGACATTGCGGCGGTATCTGCTATCCAAATGCTCATGCTGGTGGAGTTCGCAGACAACAATGTGCAGAACAAAATCGGCAGAGGATATTGTGACGGTAACAGCGGCTCTCTGAGAACTGGTTCCTGCGATTCCGTACCGAACCTCACTGGCAGACCTTCTGGCACGGACGGTAAGACCGGCGTTGTCTACAGAGGTGTTGAGGACTTTTGGGGTAATGTGTGGGAATGGGTAGACGGTGTGAACTGGAACGGCGGCACTTACTATGTGTGCAACGACCCGTCCAAGTATGCCGATGATACCGCAAGCAATTACACTCAGCTCTCTTTCACAGGCTCTACAAGTTGGGGCAGTTCGTATATTACGGTGGAAGGTCTGGACACCGGGGCTAATCCCCATGTCATGCTCCCCGCCACGGCTGGTAGCGGCAGTGAGTCCACCTATTACTGTGACGCTTGTTGGAGTAGCACAGGTTGGCGGGTGTTCCTACGCGGCGGTGTTTGGGTTGATGGGTCGGTATGCGGTCTGTTTGCGGCTG